ACTTCAGCATTTACAACCGCCACAGCAGGATTTGTAAGCAAGGTATCCTTAAGCGCAAAGCTCTGTCCAGACTCAACATGAGTAATTGAAATGCTTGGAACCGTTCCGCCTACCGGCGGTGTAAAAGTCCAAATGAGAGGAACATCCACTGATGATGGATTATTAAAAGTAATCTCGGCATCCGTCTGATCAGCATCATAGTTTTGAGTTATAACCGTCGGACTTGATGCGTAACGAAAAGGATCTGCGAGAAGCAAAGTCAAATCAACATCACTCCAACGCTGCTTAAAGCCTTTTAGGTATCTCTGTGATGTAACAGTCATTGCTGCAACCTTATACACTCTGTCCTCTCTGCCACAAGTCAGAATATAGTCACTCCCTGCAAAGTTTGATAGTAATTCATTGTACTTTTGGTCATACTCGGCTTGTGTTTCGCCCTTGACATAAACGGATAATTTGATTTTCCTTGCATCAACCTTCCCATCACCGTAAGGCGTTGAACCATGAGCAAAGGCTTTTTCTTTTTCTTGTTTTCGCCAGGAAACTTTCCCATCGTCAGTAATGGTGTATGCATATGGAATTATAATATTCGAGCCATTTCTGTAAACAATAAGCCTTTCACCGGCTGGTGGAGTCCGATCTAATAACGGTCTTTGTTTAACCAATTTAACCACCCCTTGCTGCAGATAACACGGCACCGCTAAAACCACTTAATAAATCGTCCAAGTCGCTTCCATTGTTAATCGGTCCATAGTTATTATTTACAACGCTAATACCACTACTACCACCAAAGAAACTTCCAGAATCAGCAAAAGGATTCGTGCTTGTAGTTCCGCTGCCTATGGATGAGCCATAAGACATCGAACCTGCTATAGAATTCTTTATAGAGTACCCGCTTTGCGAATTGTCGTTAGCACCAAAACCAGATGATGCAATCCCTGCTGCAGTAACAGCGCCTACCGTCAAAGTAGCTTTTGCAATACTGCCAGGATGCAGGCTTTCGTTTAAAATTGCTGGTGGAGTTAATGCAGCAGTATCCTTTGCTGCCTGTGCTGCAAGAACAGCGCTATCTTTCTGAGCAAACAGCTTACCCATAGCGGAGGCTAGAGCTCTGCCAACTACCCACTGCAGAAACATATTGAGAACCTGCTTACCCAAGTTTGCGAGCATCTTTCCAAAGCTTTGTCCTTCCGTAATGACTGCAGCAATACCGCTGGCAAGTTGATTTTTCATTGTTTCTGCTGCCTGAATCGCAAAGTCCAAGAGTGTTTGTTGACTTTCCATTTCCCATTCAAACATTTGCTGACGATATTCTTGTTCAGCTTGCAGCCTTGCATACAATTCGGCGTCTTTGCTATCGAGATAAGCAATGAAATTCTCCATACTCATTTCCTGCATAGCCATTTCCGCTTCCGCCTTAGCAGCCTGCAACTGAGTTTCAAGCGTAAGAGATTTATCATAGGCCTGCTGCTCAACTTCTGCCCGCATTGAATTAGCTTCGTTTAAACTATTTTGATACAAAGTGTTTCTTTCATCATAAAGTGCTTGCGCACTGGCTATTGCACCAGCATCGCCTGTTTTTTCTGCACTGTCCCTCAATTTCAATGCTTCATTTACGGCATTTTCCTGCGACTTAAGTACATCATTAATAGCTTGCAGTCTAGCATCCTTCTCACGCTCAATTTGAGCAAAGACACGCTCACTTCCGCTAGTACCTTCAAAATTTATATCAAGTTTCAATGAGTCGAATTTACTTTGAAGGGAATCAGTTGCATCCTGAGCACTTGCAACAGCTTCGTTAATACGGCTAATCTCGCGTTCAGTCTTATCAAGTCCACTTTTGCCAGTGCTACCGCTTTTTGTTGCACTGCCGCTTCCTGATAAATCAACAGTTCCTTTCTTGGATCCGTTTTCTCTTTGCCCTGAATAGATATTAAAGTCTTTAGACATCAAGTCATAGTCGTCGCTGCTACCTGATGACATCCAGCCTTCTAAGCCAAGACTATTGCCATTAGCTGAAACATTAAAACCGGCCTTAATAGAATTAAAAATACCTTCTATTTTACCAGGCAAACCTTTAAACCAATCCACAACGGCATTAACTGCACGTTCACCAATGTTCCACATTATGTCGACAAAATCTTCTCCCATATCGGCGCCACCGGTTATAAAGTCAGCGAATGAATAAATTGAATCACCAACAAAATTTATTACACCATCAAGAGCATTGCCCATAGCTTCCCAAATATTATCTGCCAAGCGGTAAAATAATCCAGCTACATAGCCGACAGCTTCAAGATAACTTTCGCCAAGAGTTTTACTGCTATCTGTGAATATGTTAACCAAGTCACTAATAACATCAATTACAGTGTCAATTGTCGTCTTGACGGCTTCAAAAGCTGCGCTTAACACATTCCTTGCGGTTTCTGAAGTTGCTAACAAAGCAGATATTCCTGTTCCTACAGCCGCCACAGCCATTACTGTACCAGCAACAGGCGCTAGCAAGGTTCCAATAGCTGTCACAGCTACGCCAATAGCGCCTACTAAAGCAGCGCCTATAAGAGATACAAGCGTTCCGATGGCAACGAGGACAGGTGTTGGAACTGCAATAAGCAATGCCTCTCCAAAACTTTTGCCTGCATCCTTAGCCACACGGAAAGCTGTGCTCATGTCACTTATACTCTCGGCAACTGATTTCAAAATATCCCTCACGCCAAGAGAATCCGTTATATAGCTTCCGATAAGCGAAAGGCCATTGCCCATTCCTTCGCTAATTTCATTTACAAGCCCTACTACTTCCTTGCCAGTAGCCGCCATCATTCCGCCGTAATTTTGCTGCATGCCTTTAGTGATGACTTCTATCGCTGCAAGGCTATCGATCATACCTTTTTCTGTCATGTCTTTGATTTCAGCAACAGACTTACCACTAGCTTCCGCTAACATCTGCCATACGCTGACACCGGCATTCACCAACTGGTTAACATCCTGCGTTTTTAAGGTTCCGGCAGCTTTTATTTGTCCTAAGGCGTAGCCCATGAGCTTCACACCTTCTGAACCCTTACCTAAACCTGCGGCAGCATCGCCAAGGGTAGTAAGTGTAGGAATGATTTCCTTAGCTTCAAATCCAAAAGCAGTTAATTGTTGAGCGGCTTCAACTACACCTGGCACATCAAAAGGCGTTTTTGCGGCAAAGTCCTGTAAGTCCTGCATCATAGCTTTGCCTTTTTCAGCTGACTTTAACATCGTCGTGAAAGCAATTTCATACTGTTTCATCTTTGCAGCTGCCATAATTGCTTCAGAACCCATGCTGGCTATTCCCTTGATTACACTGCCAATAGCGCCGAGTGCTGCTGCGGCTTTTAGTCCTTCAAAAGCTGTATTTAAACTGCCAATACCATTTGCAGCTTTTTGAGCACTGTTATTCGCTTTATCTAGGCTAGTCTCTGTCTGCTTTCCTGTTTTTTCTACTTTATCACCAAAATCAGCAGCAGCTTTTGATGCTTTTTCTAAAGCTCTTTCTGCACCGCCAGCATCACCGCTGACAACAACTTTTACTTCTTTTTCAGCCAAATTTATCACCTCCCGTACAGTTCATCTATTATTGCCTGATCATCTTCTGAAAGTGGTTTTGTAAAACGTCCATCTTTAAAAATATTTTCAATACTTAAATTTTTACTTAGCGACTTACCTGCAGTGTTTGCAATCCACACTGTAACCAATGCAGCAAGCATATTTTCTTGCTGTTGTTTGCGCCATATGTAGCCATGCCATAGATTAACAAATTCTTTTAGTGTTAGCCTGCTCAGTTGATAGTTATTAAGTCCTAGTGCATAACCAATCCACATGACGCTCTCAAGCCAGTCGCTAAAGCTTTTTACTTCCCCGGTTCTTCATCCTCTTGCTCTTCAGCCTCTTCTTCTTTTAAAGCACTTAAAACGTCAACAAAGGCTGATTTATCCTTCATTACATACCCTGATAAACCTAATGCAGCAAAAACATACAGACGCAAAGTAGTAATTTCGTTTTCCTTTGTATAATCTTCAATCCATTTTTGAACAGTCAGCCTTGATAGTTTTCGGTCAAAAACTTTAAGTCCGCAAAATGTCGCAGAAACAATTTCAGACACTGACCATAAGTTTTTTCTCATCAGCATAAATACATTTCTCTCTGGCAGCATTGCTTCGAGTTCCTCAACCGCGCCCAAGGTAAACTTTATTTTGCGTTTCTCACCGCCAATTTCTATCTCAACAGTGCTATTCAGCTTGTTTTCTTCCATGTTAAAAACCCTCCATATATAAAAATAAGGCGAGGAATAGCTCCTCGCCTTTCTTACAAATTATTAACCTCTAGGATCCACCATATCTTCGGTAAATGTTGGTGCACCGCACCCCTTAAGTGTCGCCTTAAGAATTGCAGCATCATCATATGCCGCTGATTCGGAAAGCTCCGTTATGGTATACCAGTTTCTAATACTTCTGCCATCCTTGGCCCACCGAAGTATATCAACTGCTTCACCGTTTGCATGGGCATCATAAAGCTCTCCAACTGCCTCATCATTAGGTTTTACAATGAGTTCAATAGAAAGCTCTGTTGCTTTCGTTCCCTGGTCCGCATCACCATAACCGCCTGACGTTTTATCCGTCAAATCAATTTCATCCGCACTGCTTGAAAAGTCAGCGCTTCTCTGGCCACCCAAAAGTGACCAAACCGGTGATGCAAAAGTTGCAGTTTCACCAAAGTTCAAAAACACTAATACATTCTTGCCCAAAAGCTTTGCTTCTGTAGCTGGTTTTAGTGGTCTAACTTTTGCCATTTTATCCCTCCTCGTATATCGTAGGTATTAAATCAAATTTTACTTCCAAAGTAATAAGCGCAAGGCCCGCAGTTTCACGACCTTGCGCAACACCAAACAATATCTCTTTTATTCTGCTATCTGTAGCCCATTTATTGATATTCGGGTTTGCCGTAAGCACTGCATCAATATGATCCGCAATAGCGTCAACGCCCGTTATGCTTGCAGGATCTAAAACATATATGCTGTAGGTTGCAGTCGCTTCCCGTTCGCCTTTAGCATCAAAACCGAACTTGATTTTGTCGCATGATATAGTACCGCTGATTTCCTTGCCACGCTTAGCACCAGTAGCAGCGGACTTCCAATCCGCAACCTCAGGTATTTCTTCTTTGAGCAGCTCAAGCAATGCGTCACTAACCTCTTCACGCCTCGACATCATGCGCGGAAAACATTAACGGTAATGCTTCCGCTCACCTCCTCTCCCGTGAAATCTAAGGTAGTGAGATTATTAACCAGACCGTCGAGTTCCTGCCTGTAAAACTTTGCTTTTTGAGCATAAATATCCTTACCGTCACCGCTACCGCCATCATAGCTTGCCATTGCATCAGAACCTATATGATTAACAGCTCTGATATAGCAGGCATAACAAACAGCAATTCTACGAATCGTGTATGTTGGTGGATTAACCAGTTGTTCCGGTTTAATCCTAAACTTGACAACCAGACCATTCACATAATCATTGGCGGTAACAATATCGCTATCTGTGACTTGCAGAATTTCATCTGTAACATCATCAAGGGTTATAAAATCCATCTATTCACCCCTTTCATAAGCTTTGAATAATTTTCCCGACGGCCGCCTCAAACCTTGATTGTATTGCCGGTTCTTCTTTTTCAGCTGCATTAAACAAAAACGGCTCTGGTTTATTCCCAGGATGATTAACTCTCTTGGTAAAAACAAATTTACCGTTGACTGGGAAACGTAATACCAGCTTATTTCTAGGCTTGATAACATGTGGAGCCCTGCCATTATGCAGTCCAATAGCGTTGGGAGTTGCGAGTTCCACAACTCCCATGAGTCCATCAATTGATGATTGAATGCCTTCACGTTCTGTCATGCCGGTACGACTCTTCCATTCGTGCTCGTCTAACGCACGCTCACGAATATCACGCACAGAAATCTTAACAGCAACCTCAAGCTCATCATGTAAACTTTCAGGCAAAATACCAAGTTTTACGATTAAGTCCTGAAGGTCGCGAGCTTCGATTCTCATTTTTTGTCATCGCCTGTATTATCAGAACCATCAGGGCTTTTATCATCCTTTTCCTTAACTTCCACAAAACCGGCTTTCAAATAAGCTGCTATTTGAGCCTCATGAACAAGCTCAATAATTTTCTTGCCCTTTTTTAATTTCATCAAATTGCCCCCCTATTAAGCTTTAGCATGTGCATAAATCGCTTTTGCTTTTTTGCTCAAAACAAACGCATCGTAATATACAAGTCCTTCAACCAAGGCACCTGCAATACCAGGCGGGTCAATATGAATCTTGTAGTCGGCCAGTTTAATTGGCGAAGTAGTCGCAACAGGATGCGTAATGATAAATTCAACATTAGCAGGCAGGTAAGATGCAGGCACAGGGATGATAGGAACGCCATCAACAGCACCAAGCTGACCATTGATAAGAGTAGCCTGAGCCAAATCGCTTGACTTTATAAACGAAGGATCTAATTTGATAGCCTTATAGAAGGTTGGGCTTACATAAGACAAACGACCGAGAAGTGGAATCTTGTTCTCAAGCAAGGCGTTCTGTCCATCTAAGAACTTATCGTAAGCATTGGCAGAAGTAATTGCTGCCGTGGCGTCAGTTCCTGCCCCCGTTACCATAGTAGCAATTCGATAAATATCAATCTCTGGAATAACGACTTCTTTAACCTGCCGAGCAAGAGCCTTGCCAGCATCACGCACCCCTTCTGGTGTATCCATTGCATTCGTTTTATCAATGGTAAAAGTAAAGGATCTCTGTCTGGTCAAAGTAAGGTCCTGAACATTGTCCTGCAATTCACCCGGAGTACCGTAACGGTTTGTTCCTGAAGCAGTGTAATTGTTCATTGGTGCAGTCGGCATGCTGTACACATGTACCGTTCTAACACCTGTAAAATCAAAATCCTTATTTACTGCTTTATCAGTCATAGATAAAAGAGAAAATGCCTCATCAACAACTGAACTATATTTTTCTGCATAATTTATCGCCATAATATCACTCCTAATTTTTTAATATGGGTTTAGCCTTTCAATTCACTCATAAAGCCATCTGTAAACGCATCACCGGAGCCTCCACCGGCGCCGCCAGAACCGCTGCCGCCTTTGGGTTCAACTTTTACTGCCCAAGGATTTTCCTTAAGCCATGCAGCAGCACCCTCTTCAATGCTTATTTCCTTATCACCGGCTTTGTAGACAAGCGCATTGTCATCTTCACCAGCGATATTATCTACTATTAACTTAGCCATCTCTTTTGGGTTAGCTGCATTTCCTTTAGTCAACGCATCAATTGCAAGGCTATGTTTAACAGTGGTCAATCTTTTTGCCCTCTCGGCTTCCTGGGCAGCTGTTGCCTCTTGCAACTTCGCTTCCATGGATTTCATATCTTTTTCCATTTTGCTGAATTTGAGCAGAATCTCATCAGGCTTACCGCCTTTAGCTTTGATGCCATCAAGCGTAGTTTTGACTGTGCCAACCTTTTCCTCTAAATCATCACCATCTTCTAATCCTAGCGCAGCTAAAACTGTGCTTAGTTTTTGATTGGTTGTTGTCAGTTTATCGGTATTGGCTTTGTTCTCATTACGATGCTTGGCAGCCTCACCATTAACCTTTGCTACCTCTGTCTTAATAGCCGTAATAAGATCTGCTCCGTTTTCAACTTTCTCAAGCTTTTCATATACTTCTTTTAAATCCATTCTTTATGCCTCCTGTGCATAGGGCTCCTGTCCCTGTTTTTTTTATATTAAAGGCCTCTCGCCTTAATACCATCTTTTGGCAATAAAAAAACCGCCTCCGGAATTAACCGGAAACGGTATTTGGTGCAATTTTATTTAATTATGCTTTTTAAAGATCCTTTTTCATCATCTTCGACAATCTCCCATTTTCCACCGGGAGAACTACCATCTATTGGCGCAGGATTTATGGCGGAATACAAATAATCTTCGCCTTCATCATCTATGATGCGCAAATATGGGCCTGTCTCAATACCTATGCATTCATAGACCTTACCATTTGTAAGTTCTGCAAGCCCAAACGACTTGCCAACATATTTAACCTTCATAATAATCACTTCTCTTTTTTACTCTTAATTTTAAATCCGAATTGACCAATATCTTCATGGCTAACCCAGTGAATATCGAAAATATATTTATCTGATTCAATAACACCAACATTTTTTTGCCATTCTGATGTCTTACCGCCATATTTATTTGCAAAAGCAGATGCAAGTCTAAATTCCTTCTCTGAACCCTTGCCTGCAATTACAGTTTGACTGGTTATCAAAGAGTTTTTCGGAATAAACTTTTTTACACCCGATTCAAAATATGCTAAAGACGTTGGCAGAACTTTGTCTTTAATTTTACCATCTATCGAAGTGTTAAGCAATCTGCTTAATGGGCTTCCCAAGCCTTGCCAGCCTCTTAGATTATTCTGCCAGCCGTTACCGTTTTGCCATTCTTTCTCACCTTTGATGCCTAGAACTTGTTGCCTTTGTCTTTCTGTCAGACTATTAAGCCACTTGTCTACAGACTCATCAGTATTGTCTTGTTGCTTGCTTAAATCAGCCTCACCTCTATATACTTCGGCAACTCTGCATAAACAATGAGGATGAGCAGGAAGCGGCGGAATTTTGTCTTTAGTATAAACTCCAGCCCCGAGATTAAACATATCTGCTTTAGCATACATATCACAGATATCAAATACCGGATGACGGCTACCAATCTTCCACTTGAAACCAATAACATGCTTGTCTTTCAATGCATTAGCAAAAAAACCATCAGCCCATGCCTTGGCAGCTTCTGTTCTTGCAATTCGTTCTGCCACATATCGGGATTTTTCATTTATAGCAACGTAAACCGCATTTTTCAGAGCTTTCTCTGTTCCGGTCGTTGCCGTTTCAAGCAACTGTTTATATGCAGCCGCCAATGCTTGATTTGGTGCTCCATTACGGCTTAATGCCCTGATGCGTTCTGCTGTCTGCCTTGCTAGTCTTAAATTGTCATAATCATCCGTCATGGCATGCCTGAATGCATTAAGATATTTAGGCAAATCTTGGGTATTAATGACTTTGCTATACTTGTAGCCGTCATATAATGCCCTGGCAGTTTCAATAACACTTTTATTGGCTCTTATTTGATTTTCCAAAGTATTGATGATTGCATTATGCATTTGAGCATCTGCTCCATGAAGCTTCTGTGACAATGTCAGTCCTGAACCATCCCAAGGTTTTGACAACTGTTTTAATATTGCACTCTTGCCTGCTTCAACTACAAGCCCAGCTGAAACACCATAGCCTTCAATTGCAGATGAAATGATTAGATCATTTATTTGCGGCAACTTAAATAATTCGGCATATTCTTTACGAACTTTCTTTACAGCAGTTTCAATCTTGGTGCCCTTCTGAAGTTCCGAAATAAGTAGCTTTGAAGCTTTATCTGCAATGCTTTGCCATTCTTTCGAAAATGAATCAATAAGCTCCTGAAGCTTTTTATTGTTCATCATCAACTACCAGATCAGGCACATGATTTTTATCATCTACCTGCTGCGCTAATTCCTTTTTATAGGCTTCAACTAGTACATCAAAATAATCTGCGTCAAGTTCAGACAGATAAGCGGTAAGCACTCGTTTAAATATCTCAACATTGAATTCATCACCAAAATTCAAATCTTTGGCAATAACAGCATTAGCAAGTTCTGCAGCTAAATCAGTGTAAGCAAAGTCAGTAGGATATTTGACCGTATACTCAAGAGAAGCACCAGCAAATAAGCAGAATAGAAAAGACAGCCTTTTTTCGGCTGCTTGCAGAATCCCACTGAAAGTTGAAAGCAATTGATTGGTCCTCTTAAAATCCCATGCCTTAGCTTCGCCGCTCTCAGCAGTTTTAACACCGGTGACATTCACGACATTGGCCATACGATAACACTCTTGTCTTGATGCCTCAATATCTTTCGATAAAGCTTCTGCAGGACCATTTGGCGGTGCGATAAAGCCAGGCGCATGCTTTGACTCTGGATCAAAACACAATGCATTATTTACACCAATATCAAAAGCTTCTGGTTTTCTGGATGGATATGTGATTATTGGGAATGTTTGGCTTGCCAAAATTTCCGTAAGCCACGAACAAGCATTGAAAATATGGTGATTAGTTTTAGCTATTGAGTAAAACTCTGACATCGGGAAAAAATCCCGAGGCTTTGTAACCCTGCTGCGCACCGGAATAACCGGCACACATCCTATTTCCCAATCGCCTTTCTCTTTTATATTCCCATCCGTAATCGTTCCGCTTCCTTCACGCAACTCCCAAGAATCCGGTTTCATAATGCGTGTATTGGTTTTCGTTTCGTCTTTTTCATCAGCCTCTGTAAAAGCAAAATAGGTTATTCTTCCGAAACGGTCACCCTTGATGTCCACAATACGAGAAGGCTCAACTATATATGCATATGGCAGCGCTTCACGATTATCTGCTAAATCTGCTAATGTCAGCTCGCTTTTAGATAGCTGCTCTTTTGCGCTGTCTACGACAATAAATGCAATGCCATAAATCTTCGAAATTTGTGCAGCATTCTTCATTGTTTCGTCCAAGTTTGTTCCAGTAATGTCAACATTATCCATGAACATCTTCCATAAATCACCGGCAGCGCCTTTCCATTCGCGAACTGGTGTCTTTTCAAAGATTGGATCAACATGAGCATCAATGCATGGCTTAAAATAATTAAGGTAATAAGCCATTCGCTTACGTGCGCTATATTTTTCAGGTGATTCTCGCGGGTATTGAATCAAATAGCTGCCGTCTTTAAATCCGCCGGTACCTTCATAAGCATTTTCTAGCAACTGGTAATATTCAGGGCTGTGTTTATTCTTCAATGTTGCACCTCCTATATGTTAGCTTTAAATGCAACCGTCTTGATGTCAGCAGTCATGTATTCTGCAATGCCTGTTGTAGCATCCGGACCGTCATCATGCGCATTCTTACCTTCTTTTTGGTACTTAATCATTGCATCATGATATTCCGGCCATCTGTCAGCCCAGTTGCGAGGAAAATAAAGATGCTGCATTACCCATGTTGCATTAGATAAAATCCTAGCCTTTTTATTCTTATTTTGGTGAAAGGTTCTAATGATAACCTTGTTGCCGTGGCCTCGTTTATCCATTTCACGCTGAACGGCTCTGGCAAAACCTCTGCCACCGTTATTGCTTTCAATTTCGCTATCACGAACATTGTCCTCAATAAGCATTTCAGCTGTAGCAGGTTCTGTTTCTTCCATCGGTGCCTTGGTATATAAAACATTAAGAACATAGCACTCACCGTTATATACTCCGTAATTGATGCTGCACAGATAATCATCGCCTTCATCGGCCGTATCGGTGTAATTACGAACCTCGGTAAATAAAAGATGCCCGGAATCATTCCTGGGCAAATAGTCATAAGTTTTAAATTCAGTATAAAGTCTGCCTTTAATGTCGATTGGTTCCTGCTGATAGTTTGCAGCAACGATATCAGCGCCCATGGTTCTGCTTTTAATCCTGTAACTTGCATAGCTTAAAATCTCATCACACAACATAGAACCATCGCTTTGCACTGCTTTAAAGTTAACATGCCTTACCGGTACATCAATTTCCTTAAAATGTGCCAATGCTCTGCCTGCTAAGTCATCAGTTGCCCAGCGAGTCATGATGATGATTACTTTGCCGCCTTCTTCCAGACGTGAAAGCATTGTATCTGTGAACCACTTCCAATGCGCTTCTTTCATATCTTCGTTATAGGCTTCTTCATCATTCTTTATCAAGTCATCTATGATCAGTACATCGCAGCCAAAACCTGTTGCAGTACCACCGGGTGAAGTCGCAAGATAATTATAATGGCCGCCAATCAGCCCCCAAAGTTTTGCTGCAGCATTACCACGTTTGATACGAATTGCAGGAAATATCTCGTTGAACACCGGAACATATTCATCTGCTTTTATCTCCTGTATCTGGTCACGCACAGACTTTGCAAATGTGGTTGAAAGAGTTTCATTGTATGATCCTGTCATGATCTTTAGTTTGCCATACTTCCCATAAGCCCAAGGAACAAACAATTGTGCTGTGCGGCTCTTATAGTGGCGCGGAGGTGCATTAATAACAAGCACCATGTCATCACTTTCATAGAAGGCCTGAAGCTCATCACAAAAGCATTTTAAGAAGGCTCTATCCTCACGGTAGTCTTTAGGTGCTTTCAGTTTGCAATACTCCCAAAACTCACGCCTTGCTAGTTCCAGCTGTGCTTGATATTTTATATACTCATTCACCATTAGCCAACCTCTTCAATTCCTCGGTAGTTAATCCTGAATAAGGATTCGTGTTATCTTTGCCAGCATTACCGTACTCATCACCCTGCAATAGCAATTTGTCTTTTTCCAGCTTCAGCCGCTTTTCGTCATACTCTTTTTTGTGCTTATCCATTGGGTTCAACATGAAGTATTTCTGCAAAAAGTCCAGAGCTTTCATTTTGTCTACCAGTTTGATTGATATACCGTTAGCCGTGTTGGATATTTGCGATATCAGACTGGTGTCGATATCATCAAATGGTTTCAAAGTCATTATATTGCCACCACAGCTAATAGAAACAAATTCTCCAATATCTGCAAAAGCAATTTCAATGTACTTTGCAACGATATCGCTGCCATCAATCAGCAATGTTTCATTTCGAATCTTTTTTAAATTCTTAATTTCCTGTTGGATTTTTGGTTTCTGTAATAATGACCAGCCCATTTGCCTGCTGGAACTAGAAGTATCATAGCCGGCTTTTCGTATTGCTTTGGCAGCATTATGTTCCGTTGCATAGAAAAAACAAAAGAGCTTTTCCTTTTCGGTAAGCTCTTCATTATCATCAACGGAATTTATTAACTTTTTTGCTACCTGTTTTTTTATCGGAGTACTCCGTATTTTCGTTTGGAGTACTCCGAATACTCCATTCAATTTTTCATCCCATTTGTCCTTAACTTTCCACCCTGAAATAGTTTTTTCAGAAATATTAAGTTCTTTTGCAATATCGCGCAAGGAAATACTAGACTCATGGGTTTTGTATATCTCAAAAGCTTTATCTCTCTCCGGGCTTCGCACCCTCGGCATATCACCACCTCAGTTCAGTCACCACCAAATAACCTCATATAGTCAAGCATTGCTCTTGATTCCCCGGGAACATGCTTTCTGATTTTTTCAATCTTAGCTGGCCTTCCATCTTTTGATACAATGATTTTTGTTTCCTCTACTTCGTAGCCAATAGCGCGCTTGTATAAGGCTTCGCGCATTTCATCGCGAACATTTGTTTGCTTTTTCATTGTATTTTACCCCCAAATTGATTATAATTTTGATGAGTAGCACTGGCCATAGTGCCACTCATCTTATTGGAACCGGGAGTGGGGTAAACGCTCCCGGTTTCCTGCATTTTATAATTACTGGGTAAGCTTAATACCTTTATCCCCGGTAAATTCTTCATAACGACGGATAATAACGTCGCAGTAGATTGGATCTAATTCCATTGTGCAGCAACTTCTTCCTGTCTGCTCGGCAGCAATTAGTGTAGAACCGCTGCCACCGAATAAATCAAGAACAGTTTCATCACGCAAACTTGAATTAAGAATTGCCTTAGCACAAAGTGCTATAGGCTTCATAGTCGGATGCTTACCGTTGCGTGCAGGTTTCTCTATTCGAATAACAGTTGATGCATCGGATATATCTATAAGCTCATAACTCGGAACTTTAATAACAATGTCCTGTAAACCTAAAGTGACTTTTATTAGTTTGCCTCCGTCAGCATCATCCTGAATAACAATCGGCAAGTCATCTTCAATAATCGTGCTTTGCCTACGTCCACCGTAGAAATTATGCGCAGCCCCGGGAAGCCAGCCGTATAAAATTGGCTCATGCTGCCACTGATAATCTTGCCGGCCAATAACAAAATGACTCTTTGCCCAGATTAAACACTGCCGCAAGCTCCAGCCTGCTTTGTCCAACGCTGTACGAAAATCACTGCCTGCACTGTCAGCGTGGCAAACATAAATAGAACCGCCTATTTTTGTAGCGTTAGCCATATTTTCAAATGCTTTATATAGAAACACGTTAAATTCGTCTGCAGCCATATTGTCATTTTTGATTTTAAGTTTATCCTCAGTCCCGCCTTCGTAATTTACGTTGTACGGAGGATCTGTAAATATCATATCGGCTTTGGTATTGGCCATCAGCGCAAGCACATCATCTAAAGAAGTGCTGTCTCCACACATAAGCCGATGACGGCCAAGCTGATAAATATCGCCTGTTTTAACTGTTGGCTCTTTTATTTCTTCCAACGTTTTATCCAGGTCAAAATCATCTTCCTGTACTTGTTCACGTTCGAAGTTAGCCAGCATTTCACTAATGGCTTTGTCAGAGTAGCCAAGCAGCGAAGTATCTATGGTTCCATCCAGTTCAGCTACAAGTCTTGCAAGTATGTCCTGATCAATCTCGGATAGTTCAGCAAGTCGGTTATCGGCTATCATATCAGCCCATTCTTCTGCTTCAGACGCATAGTCCTGTAGGTCAACAGGAACAACATCGCAACCAAGCAAAAGCGCGGCCTGCAGCCTACCATGTCCCCGAACAATAAAACCCGAGCGCTTGGACACCGTTATCGGTACTCTCCAGCCTCGGGCTTCAATTACTTTGGCCAATAATTTAATTTGTTTATCCGGATGCGTATTTGGATTCCGCGGATTAGGAATAACCTTAGCAATTGGCATTAATTCATCATATGCGCAATGTGTTTTTATGTTCATAGAACCCCCCTTTTTAGGCATGAAAAAAGCACTCGCCGTTTGGTGAGTGCCAGGAAAATTATATCTCATTCAATTTTTTAAAGTAAATTCAATGATCATAAGAAGAGAAATTAAAGTCATAACCAAAAACGTAAAATATTGGGTCTTTCCAATACCCTATCAGTCTATACGCATCACCATTACCAAACCTAACAACAGATATTTTTTCATCATCACTAATAGGAAAATTTTTGGGTGAAAACTTTAATCTAGGGTAATCAAGGGTCTCATATCCGCCAAGGCCATCCTTTTTGCCAAGTATTATTCTTACCCACTCTCGTTCTGATAGATATGTAATAACGTCATCCAATGCTTGACGCACTACCAATTCAGTATGTTTATCACTTTTAAAGTATTCAAAATTATGGGTCTTGTTTGCTGTCACTGGCCGAAAACAAAATGAAGGATTATTAGGATAAATTAATCTTTCATTTTGTTCAACGTCTTTTTTTGAAACTTTTATAGTACGTTTTTTTATTGATTTGCCATTACTCATCGACAACGTAATCCTCTTTGAATGAATCTCTAATTAATTCTACAGGTATAACATCATTTTTTCTAGTTTCTTTCCATGGACGTTCATTGTGAGTCATATTTCTAAGCCCCCACGCAGAATATTGAGCAAAATTTTCATATACTGTTTTTAAAACGGCATCATCTTCTTTAGTGTAGTATTCGGCAATGGATCCAAAAACATCAATGCCACACCCACCATTGTTTTTATATTCATGATAAACACTTTCAACTACAGGGCCATGTTCCCACGCTACAATAGGATCATCAAAGAGCGGGGTATTGTAGAAAGCTAAATAACACCCTTGGGCATAATATAATAATTTTTGCAATTTCAGATTAGAGATGGAATCCGCACCAGCTGTATCCATCTGAATTCTATTATATCCCAATATCCATTTTGCAACATCAGATGCGCTATGAGCCATATCCACACCTCCTTAATCTCGTCATAGAATAAAACCTTTTAGCGTTTTATTCTATGAACCATATCATTATTCCTGCTTTTTTGCAATAGTATTATAAAAATATTTACATAAATATTTGACGGCAACAAAAAGCCGCTGGCACAACGCCAACGGCTCTTCGTTTAATCATAAATTTACCTGATAACATTATAACATGTTATATATTGCTTGAGAATGACACTATTTATACCACCAAAAGGACATTTTTAAAGCTATGTCAATACTCAAACAGCTCTTTGATGACATCATCGCTAAACAGCATCACTCGAAGCTTATTAATTAGACGTTGCTTATTGCGCCAGACGGTTCGTTGACTGCACTCATAATATTCAGCAACTTCATCTTGCGTTTTCCCTTCGAAATACAATAACCGAATCAAATCATAATAAGAATCATGCGAAAGCTTTTCTAGTTCTCTGTCCACAATAGCAATGTAATGCTTTGTAATAGCTATGGAGTTACTAATCTGCTCGATTTTATTCTCATCTTTTTCAAGTTCAGACAAATATTCAGCGCTGGCACCAATAGAGAAGTTAGTAATGCTTTTTGATCGTTTGGGCCTGCCACTATCAATGATATTCCTAATTTGCTCTTCCTTATCAGCAATTACAGCCTTGAAGCTCTGGTAATTATATAACAGCTGCTCTGTCTTTTGAAAGGCTGTTTTCTTGTTATCCCGAAGGAACTTTCCTG